TTACTGGATATGCAATTGTTCGATGAGAATCCATGATAGTTTTCACTTCGAACTCTTCTCCATACTTTTCGTATAGCTGCTCTTTCGCAAATTTTGCTAAATCTTTACTGTCATAAATAACACAGCCTGTCAGCCAGATTGTATTTGTAAAAACAACAGCACATAAAGCTGCTATAGAAAAAAGATGATGAATGATGTTCTTTCTCACTCTTGCATTCTCACTTTCTGTAAAAATCACCGGAATTTTTGCGATGTAAATGGTTAATGCCCATCACATCAGCTGTATAGCATTTCATATTTTACTTTAGTATAAATGAGCATTTCCAGCGACTTGCACAAAAATATGTCATAATTTCACATGATAATCCCGTTTTTAATTGCAGAGAGAGCATAAATGGTTGGGAATTGTTGTGCAAAATGACGGTGCATGCTCATTTATAGTTATTGATAAATATTTTCATACTCATCAATTTCCATACAAATATTATCTTCTGCAATTTCATGCTCATAGACGATATATATATCATTAACTTTTTGAACAGCATATGAATACCAATAATACTTATTTCCTTTTAGTATTCTTTTACGTATTCCAATCTGCTTACCTTTTTCAAGTTTGAGATAGTTTGCATTCATCTTGTACTTTCACCACCATACCCCAGATATTAGAATTTACCAAATTAACAAAGCACGATTTATAGAGTTTCTACCCTACATTCTGTTTAGTTTAGTATATTATACCACACCCCAACCCTCAAAGTCAAGAAAGGAGTGATTCTTATGGGTATTTTTACAGGACTATTCAAGTCCAGAGATAAGCCGACCAACAGCTATGATTCGCCGTCCTACACATATTTCTTTGGACGAGCCAACAGCGGTAAACGTGTCACCGACAGAACAGCCTTACAGCATATTGCGGTTTATGCCTGTGTGCGTGTGCTGTCAGAAGCGATTGCACAGCTGCCGCTTCATGTGTACAAATACAACGATAGCGGAAAAGAGCGAGTGCCACAGCACCCGCTTTACTTTTTACTCCACGATCAGCCGAATCCTGAAATGACATCGTTTGTTTTCCGAGAAACCTTAATGTCCCATCTGCTTATCTACGGCAATGCCTATGCACAGATTATCCGAAACGGCAGAGGTGATGTATTGGGACTGTATCCTCTGATGCCTGACAAAATGAAGGTTGACCGTGATGAAAAAAACCGCCTGATATACATTTACAGCCGTTACGATGAGGCAAATCCGAATCTGAAAGAACAGGGCGACATCGTTCTTTATGCTGATGAAGTTCTGCATATTCCGGGTTTAGGATTTGACGGACTGGTTGGATATTCGCCGATTGCACTTGCCAAAAATGCAATCGGCATTTCTATTGCCTGTGAGGAATATGGAGCATCGTTCTTTGGAAACGGTGCTTCACCAAGTGGCGTGTTGGAACACCCCGGAGTGATCAAAAATCCGGAACGTGTGCGTGATGCGTGGCAGAGAGCCTATGGCGGAAGAAACGCCCACAAGGTCGCAGTTTTGGAGGAGGGCATGAAGTTCACACCCATTGCAATTCCGAATAATGAAGCACAGTTTCTGGAAACCAGAAAGTTTCAGATTGAAGAAATCGCAAGAATGTACAGAGTGCCGCTTCATATGATCGGTGACCTTGACCATGCAACATTCAGTAACGTAGAACATCTGTCGCTTGATTTTGTCAAATACAGCCTTGATCCTTGGATCGTTCGATGGGAGCAGTCGTTGCAGAAAGCACTTCTTTCTGATTCCGAAAAAGGACAGTATTTCGTGAAGTTCAATGTGGATGGACTACTGCGTGGTGACTATGCTTCCCGTATGCAGGGCTATGCTACCGCAAGACAAAACGGCTGGATGTCGGCAAATGACATCCGAGAACTTGAAGATATGAATATGCTTTCAGACGAAGAGGGTGGAAACCTGTATCTCGTAAATGGCAGCTTTACAAAACTCGCTGATGCAGGAGCATTTGCAAATCCAAAAAAGGAGGAGAAAACCAAATGAAGAAATTTTGGAACTTTATCCAAAACGAAGATACATCAGAAACAGAGCTTCTGTTTAACGGTCCTATCTCTGAAGATACCTGGTGGGGCGATGAAGTGACACCTGCTTTGTTTCGTGATGAGCTTGCAAAAGTCAGCGGGAACTTGACTGTCTGGCTGAACTCGCCGGGCGGAGATGTATTCGCTGCAAGTCAGATTTATTCTATGCTGAAAAATCACAAAGGCAAGGTTACCGTGAAAATTGATGGCATTGCTGCCTCCGCTGCGTCTGTTGTGGCAATGGCAGGCGATGAAACTTTGATTGCACCGACTGCCCTAATGATGATTCACGACCCTTCCACATCAGCAATGGGCAATAAAGCAGATATGGAAAAGGCTATCATCTTGCTGGATGAGGTAAAAGAAAGCATTATCAACGCCTACGAAACCAAATCTCATCTCAGCAGAAACAAGATTGCGAAACTGATGTCCGATGAAACATGGCTCAATGCGAAAAAGGCTCATGAGATGGGTTTTGTGGACGGGATTCTCTTTGCAGATAAGAAAATGCCTGTTGTTCCCAAAGAGGAAGAACAGGATGAAGAAGAAAAAGAAGATACACTTACCGCAATGACCTATTCCAAATCGAAGAATCTATCTGCATTCTTATCCAAAGTATCTGCATCAGCAGAATCCGTTACAGGTACACCGATTGACCAGCTTGAAAAAAGACTGGCATTACTGAAATATTGATTGGAGGAATTGATTATGACGATTAAAGAACTCAGAGAAAAGAGAAACAAGGCTTGGGACACTGCCCGTGATTTTCTTGATAGCAAGCGAAATGCAAACGGCGTGCTCAGTGAGGAAGATTCCAAGACCTATGATGCAATGGAACAGACCATTGTCGACCTTGGCAAGGAAATTCAGCGTCTGGAACGACAAGCTGAAATCGAAGCTGAAATGAACAAAGCAACTTCCACTCCTGTTCTCGGTAAGCCTGCCGCACCAGACGTAACGGAAAAGACAGGTACAGCAAGCGACACTTACAAGAAAGCTTTCTGGAACAGTATCAGAAACCGCAACTGGATCGATGTCCACGATGATTTGCACATTGGTACAGATGCAGAGGGCGGTTATCTTGTGCCGGATGAGTTTGTGCGCCTGTAAAAGGCGATGTTTACAGTAGATTAGGCTCTACACCGCACAGCAGAGCGGTTGTCAATCTGCCTAACCGATGACAGGAAACTGGACACGGGAACACAGCACGGCAGAAACGCAGGAAACGTCAAAAGGATATGAGGCGAGTAGTACCTGCAATGACAAGATAACATAAGGATAAGGCTGGATTGCCAAAGCAAAGGTTAGCTCCTTTTTCGTGGGAGGGTGTGGAAATTATCCTGAAACCACTCTCATGACCCCACCATAATATTGAATTCGTTATGGTGTCTGCTATAGGTCATGAAGCAAGCGTGAGAACACGTGAGATAAACCGAAATGATATCCGACAGTTATCACTTGCCTATAAGCATCGTTAAACAGGGATTGCCTAAGTGGAAATGCCGAAAGGCTATGTCTATTCGAGACTGAATATTCCATATGGCAACGGAGCTTCCGTAGTAGTCCGAGGTGGATAACGCCCACTACATGGCGAAGGGAAGCAGTTTGTTAATTCCAAAGTAAGAAGATGAAAGGGAGGAGAATCCTCATGAATCCAACATCGGAGATTTTGGAGCGTGTCAATAAAAGTTCCTCGGAACATCACGACGGAGTCTTTACAAGACTCTTTCGCTACCTTCTGAGAGAGGACATTTATTTTGCAGCTTACCAGAAATTATATGCAAACAGTGGAGCAATGACTCCCGGAAGTGACAACGACACTGCTGACGGTTTTAGTGCTGAATATGTGCATGAACTGATTGAAGAATTGAGGTCAGGAAAGTACAAACCGAAGCCTGTGCGCAGAGAATATATCAAGAAACAGAACGGAAAAATGCGCCCACTGGGTATTCCGTCATTTCGAGATAAACTTCTGCAAGAGGCGGTTAGAATGTTTCTGGAAGCAATCTATGAACCGTTATTTTATGACCAGTCACATGGTTTCAGACCGGAGAGAAGTTGTCATACAGCTCTCGACCAGATAAAGACAAATTTTCGTTCTGTAAAATGGTTCATAGAAGGCGACATCAAGGGTTGCTTTGACAATATAGACCACGCAGTGCTTATTAAAACGTTAGAAGTCAAAATCAAGGACAGCAGATTTATCAATATTATCAGAGCTTTCCTGAAAGCAGGTTATGTGGAAGATTTTCAATATCATACCACAATCTCCGGTACACCACAGGGCGGAATCATTTCCCCTATTCTGGCAAATATATACCTGCATGAGCTTGACCGGAAAGTCATGAAACTCAAGGAAAAGTTCGATAAGCAGTCTACACGACACCAGACACCGGAATATCTTCATTTAGCGAAAAGAAGGCAGACACTTCAAAAGAAGATTGACAGGGTAAAAGGTGAGGAACGTGAGCTTGCAATCAAGGAATATAAAGCGGTGTGCAATCAAAAATTGAAAACGCCCGCAAGAATGTCCGACGATAAAAAGCTTGTATACTGCCGATATGCTGATGATTTTCTAATTGGAATCAGCGGAAGCAGAGAAGACTGTGAAGAAATTAAAGAGATTCTGAGAGAATTTCTATCAACGCAGTACCATTTAGAGTTGAGTGCTGAGAAAACAAAGATCACACACAGTGCTGAACGAGTACGTTTCCTTGGTTATGACGTTGCGGTACGCCGAAGCCAGAAGATAAAGAAAAAGGCAAACGGTGTTAAACAAAGAACGCTGAATAACTCTGTAGAATTAACTGTACCTCTCGAAGATAAGATCATGCAGTTCCTGTTCAAAAACGACATCATAGAACAAAAACCAAACGGAGAAATCTGGGCGGTTTGCGTTCCAAGATTAAGACATCTTTCGGAAGTGGATATTGTGAACAGGTATAATGCACAAATCCGTGGCATTTGCAATTATTACTGCTTAGCAGCGAATTATGATAAGCTGAATTATTTCCGTTATCTTATGGAATATAGCTGTCTAAAGACGCTTGCAAGCAAAAGCAACAGCACAACGAGAAAAATCATCCAAAAATATCGTCATGATGGCAAATGGGCTATTCCCCATGAAGTTAAAGGCGGTATCAAATATGCAAAGCTTGTCTCGTTAGCTGACTGCAAAGCCGGTAAGTTGATGTCCGATAAAGACCCATGGCAATACAAATCCTTTGACCCGAAAAAGCTGTCACAATATGTGCGGTTAAGCGCAGGGGTATGTGAGCTGTGTGGTGATAATAGTGATTCCTGCTGTATTTATCATGCAGGTAAAATGAAGAATCTGAAAAGCACTACGGAATGGGGCAAGAAAATGCTTCACATGAGACGTAAAACGTTGATTGTTTGCCCGAAATGCTTCAAAAAGATTCACAGGGAACAAAATAAATGACATGTCAATAATGAATGGAAAGCCGTGTACATCGAGAGGTGTAAGCACGGTTTGGGAGGGGCTTTGTGCAAACCTGTCATCGAAAGATGATAAGGCGGCACACTGCTACCTCACGAACGAAAACTGGTGGAAGCATTGGAGGAAGAGAGCATTTTCCGCCAGATGGCAACGGTCATTAAAACTTCCAACGGCGACCGTAAGATTCCGATTGTGACTTCCAAGGGAGAAGCTGTCTGGATGGACGAAGAACAGCAGTATTCTCTCTCTGATGATACGTTCGGACAGGCATCGCTTTCCGCATATAAGCTTGGTACAGCAATTAAAATTTCAGAAGAACTTTTGAATGATTCTGTTTTTGACCTGCCGTCCTACATTGCAAAGGAGTTCGCAAGAAGAATCGGTTCTAAGGAAGAAGAGGCGTTCTTCATTGGTGATGGCAAGGGAAAACCGACCGGCATTTTTAATGCTACAGGTGGTGCGGAAGACGGCACTTCCACCTCTACTGCCAATATCACATTTGATGATGTGATGGAACTCTTCTATTCTCTGAGAAGCCCGTACCGCAAAAAGGCGGTGTGGGTGCTCAATGATTCTACGGTTAAGGCACTTCGAAAGTTGAAGGACAACACAGGAAACTACATTTGGAATCCGTCTGTGCAGGTTGGTGTTCCGGATACCATTCTCAATCGTCCTTACAAAACATCCAGTTACGTGCCGGAAATCAAGGCAGGCAACAAGTGCATAGCATTCGGCGACTTTAGCTATTACTGGGTGGCTGACAGACAGGGGCGCTCTTTCAAGAGACTGAATGAACTCTTTGCCATGACAGGTCAGGTTGGTTTTCTTGCAAGTCAGCGACTTGATGGCAAGTTGATTCTTCCGGAAGCAATCAAGACACTCACCATCAAGAAAGCGTGATGCTATGATTACGCTGAAAGAGGCGAAAAACTATCTGAGAGTGGATTATGAGGAGGACGACAGTCTGATTCAGAATCTGCTTTCTACAG